GTCGCCACCGGCGGCAGGGCGCTGGGCAAGGTCGACGTCGAGGCCGGCGACGTGCTGTACCTGGCGTTGGAGGACACCGCCCGTCGGCTCCAGGCCCGGCTCCGCAAGGTACTCGGCCGGTCACCCGCACCGGACCGCCTCACCGTCGCCACCGAGTGCCCGCCGTTGGGCGCCGGCGGCCGGGAGCGGATCACCGCGTGGCTCGACGGCCACCCGGACGCCCGGCTGGTGGTGATCGACGTCTTCGCCCGCATCCGCGGCCGGGCCGATCGGCAACTGAGCCCGTATGACGCCGACTACGCCCCGATGGCGGCCGTCAAGGCTCTCGCCGATCAGTACGCCGTCGCCGTCGTCGTGCTGCACCACACCAGGAAGGCCAGCGCGGAGGACTTCCTGGACACCGTGAGCGGCACCCAGGGGATCGCCGGTGCCGCGGATGCCCTGCTGGTGCTGGCTCGGTCCCGAGGACAGGCCGACGCCACCCTGTCGGTCACCGGGCGCGACATCGAGGAGGCCGAGTACGCGCTGACCTTCGCCGCCGACCTCGGGGCCTGGCAGCTGCTCGACGGCCCGGCGATTGAGCACACCATCGGCGACACCCGTCGCCGCATCCTGGCCGCTGTCCGGGAGCACGGCGCCATGACGCCGAAGCAGCTCGCTGCCGAGTTGGGCGTTGAGCACGACGCCGCGAAGCAGACGGCGCACCGGATGGCTAAAGACGGTCAGATCGACACGGACGGCCAGGGTCACTACTTCCCGCTGTCACCTGTCACCCCTGTCACCCTGTCACCCAAGATCGCCGAGGGTGACAGCCCGGGACACCTGTCACCGGCCACACCCCCTCTGACCTGCACCGGTGACACCGGTGACACGGGTGACAGTCCCCTTCCAGCGACTGACACCGGTGACAGCGAGGGTGACAGTCCCCTTCCAGCGACCGGAGAGCAACCATGACCGAGCACGACCTCACCCTCGCCGTAGCAAGGGCGAACCGACAGGCGGCGGCTATGGTGATCCACTTCGCCCGCTCGGATGCGGCCGGCTTCAACGCCATCGTCGAGGAGCTGGAGTCGGGCGCGGACGTCCGCAACCTCATCCTCGGCATCCTGGCGCTGTTTCGGTCGGTCCTGCCGGTGCTGATGTCGCCGGCCGGCATCGCCTTGGTGGAGTCGGTCATCGCCGACCTGGCCGCCGACGAGCACGGCGGCCCGGCGTGAGCCGCGACGTGCCCACTGAGCTGCTGCGCGAGCACATCGTGGCGGCGCTCTACGGCCAGGAGTCCTACGACGTCGCGGCCGCCGCCGCCCGGTGCCTGGACGCCGGCCAGTTCCGGATCATGAGCCGCGTGGACAAGGACGACGCGGTCATCGGGGACAGCCTCGAGTACGTCGTCGAGATCGAGGCCGAGCCGGGCAGGTTCGTCACGCTCGCCACGGTCCACTGGAGTCGGCTCGCCTTGACCGAGCAGGACCGCGCCAACGAGCTGGCCTGCATCAGGGCGCAGAACGGCGGGATACCCGACGACATCTCCTCGCTGCTGGATCTCCCTTGAACCGACCCTGCGTCGACTGCGGTACGCCGAGCCCGGGCACCCGGTGCTCAGGCTGCCAGTCCGAGCGTGACGCCCGCATCGACGTACGCCGCGGCACCCGTACCGAGCGCGGGTACGACGCCGCGTGGGCGCGACTGAGCCGACGGGCACGGAGGGCGCAGAGGTTCTGCTCCGACTGTGGCACGACCGGGTCGGCGGCCAACCCGCTCACCGCTGACCACCTGCCCGGCGCGTGGGAGAAGCTCGCCGCCGGCAAGCCGCTGACGCTCAGTGACGTGGACGTCACCTGTCGGCGGTGCAACAGCGCCCGCGGTGCTCGTCGCGTTCAACCGGCGTACGCCGGACCGACACCCACCGGGGGCAGCCCTCGACGTAGATCGCCAGGACCCCCGTTCCAGCCTGACTTCGGGTCTCAGTCCGCGGCCGGTGCGGCATGAGGCCCGCTGGCTGGCCGGAGCCAGTCGACATCTGGGCCTGTCCGCTATGCGGTCGCCCGGGTGAGGCGTACGAGGGGAACGACCTCGACACCGGCGAGCCGCGCCTGGAGTTCTTGACGTCGCATGATCCTGCCTGCCCGGCCCATGTCGTTGACGAGGTGCCACCACTGTGAGGGCCGGCCCGAAGCCTGCGATCACCGTCCCGCCGCTGCCCACCCGCGGACTGCCGACCGACCGCGCCGGCCGTACGGCGGCCTGGATCGAGCGGTACTGCAAAGTCCCTCGCGGTCATGGCGCAGGTAAGCCGGTGCGGCTCCGGGACTTCCAGCGCGAGATCGTGGCCGGTGCCTACGCGCCCGGCGTCCGTACGGCGCTGGTGTCTATCCCGAGGGCCAACGGGAAGACGGCGCTGGGCGCCATGCTGGGACTGGCCGAGGTCTTCGCCGGCCCTGCGTCGGCCGAGTGCCTGGTGGTCGCCAGCGACCAGCGACAGGCCGAGATCACGTTGCGGCTGGCGCGTCGGATGGTCGAGCTCAACCCGGCCCTGTCCGACCGGGTGCAGGTCTTCCGCGACCGGCTCTACGTCCCGCAGAACGACGCCCTCCTGCTGCCGCTGCCGGCCGAGCCGGACGCGCTGCACGGCCACGACCCGAGCCTGTTGATCGTCGACGAGCTGCACGTCGTCACCGAGGAAGTGTGGGAGGCCGCCACCACCGCGGCCGGCAAGCGGCCGGAGTCTCTGACGCTGGCCATCAGTACGCCGGCGGCGTCCCGCGACTCGGTCATGTGGTCGCTGGTCGAGCACGGCCGGGCCGGCGACGATCCGAGTTTCTACCTGGTGGAGTTCGGCGCCCCACCCGGTGCCGATCCCGGCGACCCGGCCGTCTGGCGGGCCGCAAACCCGGCGCTGGCGGACGCGGACCCGTTCCTGGCCGAGGACGCCCTCGCCGCCGTCCGGGCGACCACCCGGGCCTCCACCTTCGCCCGGCTGCGGCTGGGCATGTGGACCGAGACGGAGTCCGCCTGGATCGGCTGGGAGTCCTGGGCCGCCTGCGCCGATGCCACCCGCATCGTGGCCGACCGTGAGCGCGTCGTGCTCGCCTTCGACGGCAGCGCGTCCGGGGACTCCACCGCGCTGATCGGCTGCACCGTGTCTCCAATTGGAGACACCCCGCACCTGTTCGTGGTCGGCTTGTGGGAGAACCCCAAAGACCTGCGCTGGCGCGTTCCGCGAGCCGAGGTCGACCAGGCCGTCGCCGCCGCCTTCGACCGCTTCGACGTCGTCGAGCTGGCCGCCGACCCGTGGGGCTGGCGGAGTGAGATCGAGTCGTGGGAGGCCCGCCACGGCGAGGCCCGGGTACTGGAGTGGCCCACCAACGTCGCCGGCCGGATGGGTCCCGCCACCGACCGCATGTATCAGGCTGTGATGGCCGGCACGCTGACCCACGACGGCGACTCCCGGCTGGCCGCGCACATCGGCCACTGCGTGGCCCGGGCCACCCCGCACGGCGACCTGATCGTCAAGGACCGCAAGAGTTCTCCGCGCAAGATCGACGCCGCGGTCGCGGCCATCGTCGCCTTCGACCGTGCCGCCTATTACGCCGCCCGTTCCCGACCCCGATCGAGAGTGCTGTCATGGTGATTCCCGTCCTCAACAACGTCGTCCGAAGCCCGGTCCGGCCGTTGCCCGGTGCGGTCGAGTCGACCGTCTACGCGCTGTCCCGCCAGCTCGACGACGCCCAGCTCCCGCTCCGCAGTCATGGCCTGTACTACGGCGGGGCGCAGCCGCTGGCCTTCATCGCCCCGGCCGACGTCGAGGCGCTCAAGAGCCGCATCTTCAAGCTGCCGATCAACCTGACCCGGCTCGCCGTCGACGTCCTGGCCGACCGCATTCGGGTGGAGGGATTCAACACCGGCCGCGGCACGCCGCGCGATCTCGCGTTGTGGCGCTTGTGGAAGCGCGCGGCCATGGTCGAGGGCAGCGACCAGGTCACCCGGGCGGCGCTGATCTACGGCCGGTGTCCGGTCAGTGTGTGGTCCGCCCCCGGCGCCGGTGTCAGCATCCGGCCGGAGAGTCCCGCTCAGACCGTCATCGCGTACGACGCCGCCACCGGGGAGCGGGCCGCGGCGTTCAAGCGGTGGGTCGCCGACGGCTACGGCCAGGCCGTCTTCTACGCCCCGGAGGCGGTACGAAGGCTCCGGACGGCCAGCGAGGTACCGACGGGCGGCGTGCTGCCGGCCGAAGGCTGGTACGTCACGGACACGATCCCGAACCCGCTCGGCGTCGTGCCGGTGATCGACCTGGTGAACCGCCCGGCCGTCGGCAACATCGTCGGTGTCTCCGAGATGGCCGATGTGGAGCCGCTGGTCGATGCGATCTGCAAGCTGGCCAGCGACATGCTCGTCTCGGCCGAGTTCGGCGCCCGGCCCCGCCGCTACACCCTCGGCGTGGAGATCACCGAGGACGCGGCCGGCGTGCCGGTGAACCCGTTCGTCGAAGGTGCCCAGCGGGTTTGGCAGCTTGAGGGAAACCGCACCGACGCCATGGTCGGCCAGCTCGACCCGATGTCCCTGACCCCGTACACCGAGGCCATCTCCGCGCTGGTCCACCAGGTCGCCGCGATCTCCCAGCTTCCGCCGTCCATGGTCGGGATAGCCATGAACCAGCCGGCATCCGCGGAGGCGCTGCGGGCCGGTGAGGCCGGGCTGGCCGCCCGCGCCCGGGCTCGCCAACGTGCCTTCACCGGGCCGTGGGCCGAGGTCATCCGCCTCGCGGTGGAGGCCGCCGACGGTCGGGCCCACCCGGAGCTGCAAGACGTCGAACCGGTGTGGAGCGACCCGGAAACGCCCACCGTGGCCCAGGCCGCGGACGCCGCATCGAAGCTCGTCGGGGCCGGCATCCTGAGCGTTGACGGCGCCCTCGACCAGCTCGGCTACACCCCGGAGCAGCGGGAGGCGGAGCGCATCGCCCGGCGTCGATCCGCGCTCGACCACGTCGGCGCCAACTTGTCCACGTTCCTCTCAGGGAAGGACACAACAACACCATGACCGAGAAGACGACGACCGAGAAGACCACGACCGAGCGCCCGGACGCGGGCACCACCGCCCGCCCCAGGAGGGCGGGAGGGGCGCACCTCCCAGGGGGGGCTGCCGGCAGCCCCACCGACCCCGAGGGCGTCGATGCCCCCACGTCGGACCCTGCCGGGGTCGCCCCCGCCACCCCCGACCAGGACGAGCCGGAGACGTTCGACCGCCCCTACGTCGAGCGGCTGCGCGAGGAGTCCGCCGGCTACCGGGTGAAGGCTCGCCGTGCCGATGTCCTGGCCGCTCGGCTGGTGACCGCGCTGGCCGCCGGCACCGGGAAGCTGGCCGACGCCCGCGACCTCCCGTACGGCGAGCACCTGCTCGACGACGACGGCGTGCCGGCCTTCGACAGGATCGCCGACGCGATCGACGAGCTGATCCGCGAGCGCCCACACCTGGCATCGCGGCGGCCGACCGGGAGCGTCGAGCAGGGTGTACGGGCTGACGAGCAGGGCGTCAGCCTGCTGGGGCTGCTGCGCGGGGCCTGAACCGAGGACTACGCCTGGACGTAGACGGTGCGCGTCGGCTGGACCGTCTAGGGTGCGGTACGCACCGCCTCCCCGATCACGTCGCCGTCGCCGTCGATGAGGATCAGGCCGTGCTCGCCCTGAGCCTCGCTGATGTCGCTGGCCTCGCGCTGCTCGGCCGTGGCGAAGCCCAGCCGGTCGCCGTTCTCGCCGTCGTAAAGCTCACCGCCCATGGCGGTGCCCTCGCGGCCGGTGTAGACGTAGTCGGCTCTACGCTCCGCTTCGGTCGGGTCGGAGTCTCTCGGGTAGTCGTAGTCGGTGGTCATCGGATCGCTCCCTTGCAGTCCTCCCGGTGCCCTGGCGCTGACATCGTGTCACCGCCACGGCGGCGCGCTGGCGTGCTAGTCTGATCTTGGGCCTGGTGCCCGCTGCGCGGACGGCTCGAGGCCGACGTGATCCCACCCGGATCGACACGTCGGAGTCCTCATGCCCGAAAACACCCAGACGCCCGCCGCTGGCGGCGTCCTCACCCAACAGCAGGTCGCCGCGCTGCTCTTGCAGCCGTTGCAGGCCGCCTCGATCTTCCTCGCCTCCGGTCCGAGAATCTTCGACACCAACGGCGGGAACACGCTGCGCATCCCGCGGCTGACCGGCTCGACCGGCGCCGCGTGGGTCGCCGAGGCCGCCGCGATCCCGGACGACGACGTCACGTTCGGCGAGATGACCCTGCTGCCCAAGCAGATGCAGTCGCTCAAGGTCATCACCAAGGTGAGCGACGAGCTGCTCCGGCAGTCCATCGTGGCGCTGGACGCCGTTCTGCAGGCCCGGCTCGTCAACGACGTCGCCGCGGCGCTGGACACCGAGCTGATCGCCGGCGCCGCCATTGACGGCACCAAGCCCCGCGGACTGCTCAACCAGGTCGGCGTGCAGACCATCGCCGTGACCGGTGCGGCGTCCTTCGACCTGCTGTACGACATGATCGGCAAGCTGCTGACCGCGAACGTGGACCCGACCGCCGTGCGCTGGATGATGACCCCGGGCGTGTTCCAGGTGTTGAGGAAGACCAAGGCCACCGACGGCAAGTACCTGATGCAGCCCGACGTCATGGAACAGGGCGCCTTCCGGCTGCTGGGCTATCCGGTCAGCGTCACCCCGCGGATTCCCACCACCGGCACCGGCGCCGGCACCACGAAGATCGTCCTATGGGCGCCATCGATGTACGCCGTGGCCCGCGACATCGCGCCCGAGGTCAAGGTGCTCACCGAGCGGTACGCCGACTTCGGCCAGGTCGGCATCCGGGTGCAGTGCCGCTACGACGCCGGCCCGCTGTACCCGGAGTCCGTCGTCATCGCGACCGGCGTCACCGGGGCGTAGTAGTGCCGGCGTTCACGCTGGAGAACCTGGCCAGCTACCTGCAGCACGATCTCGACAAGGCAACCGCCGAGACGGCCCGCGACCTCGCCACCACGATGGTCCGCAGCTACACCCGCGGCGTGGGCTTCGACCCGGTCACCGGCGAGCCCGCGGCCGACCTCGGGGCGGTCATCCTGCTGGTCGCCAGCCGGCTCTATGACAACCCCGAGGGGACCCGCTCGGAGACGCTGGGCAGTCACGCCTACATCTCCGCCCTGGCCGGCTTCCAGGGCTACACGTTGGCCGAGCTGGCGGTGCTGCACCGCTACCGACGGCGGGCGGCGTAGATCGCCGGGTCCGTCTCGGGTCCGTCTCGGGTCCGTGGGAGGACGAATAACGGCGGGCAACAGTGAGAGACGTTGAGCAGTGTTTCCGCAGGTCAGAGCCGGTATCAGGGCCAAAGCCGCAGGTGGATCGAATGGCCCGAACCGTTCCCGGCGTACAGGCCGGCTCGTCCGCCCACCGCCGTCTGAGGGTCGTGCGGTTGCGCCCGCCGAACCGGCGCAGTGGCTGCTCGCCCGTTCGAGGTCCTTTGCAACCACCGGCACACGCGCGGAGTGCTTGATAACAGATCTGGTATCGTGTTACGC